CACGTCCGACTTCTGCAACAGTTCGCGGCTGATGCAACCAGGCTCCAGAATCTCATACACCTTACGAGTGGATGACCACGGGGTAAGGTTGACAGAACGCACACCGAAGACAATGGGACGGCCCTCAATCTCGCGGCTCATCTCTTGTCCTTCCTGCGGCTCGCGTACTTGCAAGCCACAAGTCTCAATCGGAATAAATCGTGTCTGTTTCATATCTCAATCTTGAAAAACTTGTTACTACTTATCGTTTATTTCCCTGTCTGGGGTTTACTCGGATTTATTGGGCTCACGATGTCGGTAGGGTCATAGCCGGTCATGTCGATTACCAACTGACGGAGCCGCTTACCGTACTCCATTGCCTTTTCTTCGTCGATGCGTCCAGCCTTAATGCCGACATTCGAGCAGATATGCTGGAATATCATGCAAGCGTTCACGATGTCACGCGGGAAGTAGTTCAGGTGTACCGCCCATTGGTCAGCGTCAGCCGTCAGCATCGTGTCTGCCCATTGGTTTACGCCGTCGCGGATGTGCTGGTTAATCTCGGCAATCTGCTTTGCTATCATTTCTCCCTTCGCCATCGTTCTTACTGTCTCGCTGGATTTACCGCACGTCTTACGTCGCGCTTACGTTTCTTCTGAATCTCTCTTTCGAGGGCTTCAATCTCCTGGGGTGTCGGGTTTGGTGTCATATTCTTATCTATTTTTTTGTTTGGTCGATTTTCTCGTCGAGCTTGCTCGATGTTAAGATTGAGCTTGCTCGCCGTTTTCGCCTTCGGTGGAGGGTTGTGCTACGGTGTAGTTGCCTGGCGCCAGTGTAGTTGCTGCTTCGCTTTTGGCGATGAGCGCCTTCAGCGTGAGCAAGTTTGCGCTTGCCAGCGGCTCGTCGCCGTTCTCTACGGCTGGCATGTCGTGCTTCTGGCGAATCTCGTTCGGAGTCTTCGTGCCGTTCTGAAGTAGCAACTGATCCACCTTCGCCTGACGTTCGGGGTCCATAGCCAGCAGCGGATCCTCGCAGATGTGGATGTCGCGGTAGCCGTACTCTTTAAAGCCGATGAGCTTCCTGGCTATCTCTTTCTCCATCTTCGTCTTGTCTGGAAGGATGGTTCGCGTGTGGAACTCCATTGTAGCGTTCTGATAGTCGTTATAATGGCTGTTGGTGTCAAGCATCAGAAGCGGACGAGGCACAGCCCAAAACCTTGCCACGTCATCCAGTCCGAGGTTCATCTGTTCCAATAACTGCATATCTTGGGCGCTCATGCTTATGTTTTGCACCTTGTCAAGCGCACGCAGAGCCACAACGTCCTTCGTATAGATGCGGTCGTTCACCTCGTCGGCGTACTTTTCCATCTCCTTCCTGTCAAAAAGACCTGCGGAAATAGGTGATACCGTCTTGCTGGTGTCTTCGCCGATGATGAGCTTCATTCGCCCGCCCTTGGCAGCTGTTTCAAGCAGCTGCGCCTTCTGGGTCTTGATGATGCCCAGCGTTTCGGCTGCATACTGGATGGTGGAAATGCCCCAGAAACCATTGTGGAAGCGGAATGTGTTTGGGAAGTGTAGCACGTCCTCACGCGGGACGTTCACCTTCTCCACGTAGCCAATGTCGGAGAGGTAGCCGATGTTGTAGGTGCCGTTGGCAATGTCGTAACTGCCGAAGTCAACGAGCCACAAATTCATGGGAAATCCCATGTCATCGCGCTCGATATAGACAAATCCATTGCCCCACATGATGCGGTTTATTGTCACCTGTTCCCAGAGCGACGACGCCGTTGTGATGGGGTTCGGCTCTTGCTGCAAGAGGTAGTTAAGCCGTCGGCCAAAGCCTCGCATGTCCTCGGTGAAATTGCCGTTCGCGTAGTCCTTTTTACGAAATTGCACCGGCATAACAGCCATGGTGGTTGCCCTGAGCTCCGTCGCACGATAGACGGCGCTCACCGTCAATGCTGTCTGCGGGCTTCTGGCATAGACTATGCGCTCCTGGAATGTCCCGCCTTTCACCTCCGGCCCTGCCTCCACGGACGATGAGGGAACGCCTGGCACTCCGTTGAGGGGTGTCGGCGCGGCCTCCCGCCGTCTGAAGATATTAAGAAACGAATATGCCATAGGTTAGCCTTCAAGTTCAGGGTTAGGGGTTGTGCCGCCGTTGTCGCCGCCGGTGACATCGTTCGGGTCGGTGGGGGTCTCTGTGCCCTCCTCTTCGTCTTTAATGGTGGCCCATGCGAGGGTGGCTGCGCGAACGGCACCGGCGATGTCGTCGCTGGGCTTGTAGTTCACCTTCGGCTGCATGTCGGAGAGGACGAGGTTGTCGCCGTCCTGTTCCCAGCGCGAGCTGACGGCAGGGTACAGCGTTCCAAGCGGGCCGAGGTCAACGATGATGCCGTTCTTGATCTTTTCGCACACACCCTCCAGCAGCAGTTCAGCCGCCAGCGCAGCCTCCTTGGGGTGAAGGGTTGTGTTCTTGGCACTCTCGCGGGCAATCTCGTCGAAGGTTGCCTTGCCGTTGGTGACGACTTTTCCATAGAAACCGGCCACCTTCACGTCGTTTATTTTACGGACTAATCCGCACTTTTTAATTTTCAGCTTCATTTTTATTCTTTCTAAAGATTTTCCAAATTCTTTCTAAACATTTTCAAATTCTTTCTAAAGAATCTATTTATCGTCTATTTTGCTGCTACGGGTTTACCGCGCAAAATTGCCTCCTTTTCGTCCGTCCTTTCGTTGACTCGGAAGAAGAAGTCTTCCTGCTGTTGCATGAACCAGCGGTCGTATTCGCGGCCAGTGGCGAAGCCGCGCTTCAGCTTGATGTTGCGCCACTCCTCGGCTGTCTTCGTCCAATAATGGTCTATCCGCATGACGCTATGGTCGAACGGTCGCACGAACGGCGACGGCGGCACGCGGTTTCCCTTGGGGTTGACGCAGACCAAATCCTTACGGCCTGTGTAGTGGAGGTGTGTGAACACAAGGTCGGGAATGCCTCCGCGCACGAAACATTTCACGTGCTCGTTCTCGGGGAAGTCGTACTTCACATGCTGCGACAGCTCCATCGGCTGCGTGAATCGCACGGCCAGCGGGCGATGGTCGTAGGTCGTAAGGCCGTTGTCCGTCATCAGCCGCCAATTAACCAGCACACAATCGGCATCGTCGTAGTGGGCGAACATGGTTTCGATTTTCTTTCGACTGTCCCAGCGCAGGAACTCGTCGAAGTCAAGGAAGCCAATCCACGCATATTCGTTGCCGTGGTGCTGATAGCAGTGGGTGTAGCAGGCAATCTGTTTGTCAGCCTTGTTGTGCAAGTCGTAGATGTCAACAAATCCGCTTGCGATGTAGTCGTGGAGAGTATCGGCCAGCGGGGTCTCTCCGTCAAACCAGTTGTCATATACAAAAATTTTGCTTACTCCTAATTTTTTGTAGTGTTCTACCCACTCGCGGGCATAGAGGTCCTCGTTTCTCCCGACGGCACAAATGGCCACGCGCTTCTCGCCGCGCATGCGGGGTGTCGGCTCCCAAAGGTCGCGGTGGGCGTTGAGCCACGCCAACTGATGCTGGAGCTCGCCACGCTGCCAGCTGCCACATTTGTAATGTTCCATAAGCGGTCGAATGTCTATGCGCTTACCTCGACTGCCTCGCGGAAGGATGCGGCGAATGTCCTCCATGAAGCTGGCTCCCGTATCATACCAGTTGCGGCGGTCGTTCATTCCAGGGTGCAGCATCCAGCAGCGTTCAGGGTCGTAGTAGCGGATGCCGAGGTCGCGGCACATCGGAACGTTAATCCAGCAGAGAAGCGGCATGAGCCGCCCGATGCCGTAGCGGTTGCCCGGCTGTGGCTCCTGCACATGGCCGACGGCAATGGTGTCCGTCTGGAACATGAAGTCCACATTTTTCTTGATAAGGATGTCCGAGTCCATAAGGAGAAAGCCGTCTGTCAGCACGTTATCAATGAGATATTGCACGGTAATCATGTGCTTCACGCTGCCCCAGTCGTTCGTGGCGGCGGATTCGGGTTCGCGGTCGGGGAACTTCGCCAGCTCAGCCGCGAAGTCGATGATCTGTCCATGCGTGTTGTCAATAACCGTCACGCCTTTCATCTTGGCGGTGAAAGGCCGAGCCTCTCGGTGTACGCCCAGAAAGTCCGTGTCGGCGGAGTTGTCGAACACCGTGACGTGGTAGTTCTCCCCTCCGTGCTTTCGCAGGGAAAGAATGGTCGCCTCGGTGAGTTCGGGCGTGTTGAAATGGCATATAGCAACCTCGCGCGTCATTTCCATGGGAACTTGTCATTGAAGGTACACCATTTGCATTCACATTCGGATGTGCCGGCGATAGCCGCGCGACAGTCATAGTCTTTTACGACCGGCTTTTTACAATGCTTCTTTCTTTTCATAGTTCAATGGTTTAGGGGGGTTATTTGTCGTTGATAATAGCCTGAGCGAGAAACTGCAACGTGTTTTGCATCTTGTCTGGATGGAAGGTTTCTGGAAGAATCTGGTACGTCTGATTCTCCCAGACAATGCGGCTGCGCATGGTGATTTGGTCCGTCCAACGGGTTCGCACAAGGATGACGCCGTAGGCATCAATGGCACCCTCGCGAAGAGCGCTTTTTCCCTTCTGCCAATCGACCGCCGCCCACAGGCATACGGTATCGTCCCACTCGATGCCGGACGCATCCAGCCCGAAGTCTGACGATACCGCAGCCTTGCGGTTCTGCACAAGTATCCGATGCCTCAGAAGTCCTGCGGAATATGCCATTATTCAACCGTCCAGTTGGTGTTAGAAGTAACGTTGAACGAAGCGTTGGTGCCTTCGGTGTAGGCATCCCAGTCGAGCGTGACACTGGCGGGGCTGACGCTGAGGGTAGCATCGGCAGCGGCCTGGGTGATGGAACAGGTGGCCGTGTTGCCTGCATTGTCCGTGACAATCAGCTGCGCGGTCTTGTTGCTCACCGTCGCATTGGCCGGGATGTTGCTGAAAGCGATGCTGAAGTTATACTCAGCCGAAGCACCGGGGTCGCCGCTGATGGCAGCACCGTTGGAGGTGCTGGTGCTGTTGGCGGTGTAGGTGCTGGGGAGCGTAAGCGACAGCGTGGCACCACTGCCAAGAGAAAATGTCAGTTTCGATGAGTTGCTTGTTCCGCTGATAGTGAGGGTGGTAACGCCACTTTTGCTCACGGATGCCGTTGACTGGATGGTGACAAACTCGGGTTTGCCGGACTGCGTGACCGTGCGGGCCACGTCAGCAAGGTTGGCGGCCTTGAAGGTGATGGTCGTCTGACGGGAGTTGCGGCCCGTGTTGTCGCTCTTCGCGGTTACGCCGACGGTATCGTTGCCGTTTCCGCTTGTTTTTGATGGTTGTAGCCAATTTGCGTATGCCATATTCTTTTTCTTATTTATGGTTTATATGATATTCCAGTGGGTGTTCGATTCTACCGTGTAGAAGACCTCATCCTCTCGCCTCACCCAGACGATTTGCTGTGTCTCTATCGGGAAAACGCGAAGGTATTTGCGCATGCTTACGTCAAGCAACTGTCGCGCGGCGGCTTTGATGCTGTCCGTCCATCCACGGGCATAGAATCCGGCTGGCGGGACGGCATAGCCGCTGACGGCGGCGGTGGTGCGGGCGTAGGCTTCTATGTGGTTCATTTCACAACTTCGAGCGAGGGGTTAATGAATACGGGCTGGCGGTTGTAGCCGGTGGGGAAGTCGTTGTCGGGGATGTCGAGCACCAGGCGCAGCATCACCTCGCCTTCACCCAGCGCCTCCGAATCCACAATGACGATAAAGACATTTTCATCCTTCTGGATGCAGCCGGACTTTGCCACCTCCATCTTTTTGTCGGGGTTTTCGGCGTTAAATACGGTTAGCGTGAATGGCACGTCGGCCATTGTCAGGCCGTCGGGCAGACAGGCCGAAAACTCCACTTTCGTCTTTCCGCCGAGCGTTAGCCGCTGGACAGCCGGCATCTCTCCGTGCAGCTTCATGTAGGGCTTCAGCAGCAGGTCGAAGGTGTAGGGCACCAGGTAAAGCGATGTCATCGAGTCCGGCGATCGGTGCTGGAAGGACACCTCCACAAGCATCAGCGTGGCGTGAATAATCGGCTCGGGCACGCTGCCGTATTCCACGAGCAAGTCTGCGAAAGTGCGGTTCAACAAATTCAGCACCGTCTTCTCCGCATCGCTCGCGTACAAATCAAGCAGAGCATCCTCGCAGTCGTAGTCAATGCGGCTGTGCTGCTTGATGTATTGAATTTTCATCCATTTCATATCATTCGTTTTAATAGCAGACAAAAACAGCGTCAGGGTTTACCATGTCACGACACTTGCGTTATCCTCGCATAGCCATTTCCAGCGTGACCTGTCTCGGTAGTACCATCGGGTGCCTCAAAGGATTGGTTCCCGGATATGGTTGTTCCATTGCTAACGCCGCCGATGTATCCGCTTCCGCCGCCAGACGAATTGACGGCAGAATTGCTGAAAGAACTATAATAGCTGCCGCCGCCGTAACGACCGCCTCCACCAGCTCCTGACAGGTTTGACACCTGGTTCAGCTGGTTGGAGCCGTACCCCAATCCTCCGTCACCTTGATAGCCAGGAGCCAGCTGTGTGCCTGGGTATGTGCCGCCGCCGCTATCACCTCCACCAACCTGATTGCCGTTGCTGACGGTCGGGTTAGATGATGACGTACCACGACGGGCAGATGCTCCAGCCCCTCCGCCTGCGACTATCAGCCTCGAGTTTAATGACTCCGCACTTCTGTTTGTTCGGTAGTTGGCGTAGTTCATCGTAGAACTGACGGTGGCTATATCTGTACCTCCGCCACCGCCTCTCGGATAGCATGGGCGAGTAGTTCCGTAGAAATTGATTGAGCCTCCACCGCCATTCCATCCACCATTGCTTGTGCCTGACGTTGTTGTGGTTGCCACGTCTGCGCCTTTGCCACCCACAAACACATATACCGTCGTCGGTGAAGCAAAGGTTACAATTCCCTCAGAATAACCTCCCTTAGACCCTGCAGCCGTGATATCTCCCGTAACGTCTCCCCCTTGTGCGCCCCAAACTTGTAGCTTATACGTGCCAGCAGGAAGTTCGACGGACTGGACGGCACCAGTGTAGTCGAAGTTCCAGACGGCCTGTGACGGCTTACCTTCTTGCGTAATTGTCACGGTCTTAGATACTGTTCCTCCAGCTATTGTCGTGAGCGTAATGACTTGGCTTCTCGCTGTGGGCGAAGTATTATCCGTGTCCGAGCCTACCGTCACCGTATCATTTCCGCTGCCGGAGTAATTGACGACGATGTTTCCACCGCCCGTGTTCCAGGGAATGAGTTTCTGTGCCATGATCCAACAGTTTTATTCGTTCGTACCAGCGGAAAGCGCCCCGTTGCCGACAAAAGAAAAACTACCCACCATCAGCGTGCCAAGATTCGCCGTGATACGGCACTCCTGCAAAAGTGCTTTGCCCGTTACACCGGGGTCGTTATCTCCCTTGAAAAGCAACGTATATTCCGTTCCAATCGTCAGCAGGTCGGCCACTCCAGCCTCGCTGACTACGAGAAAACCAACATTCAGCGACCAATCTTTGCGGCCTTTTCTCCGCGTCTTCCAGTCGCCTGTGTCGGGCGACGCCGTTTCAAGCATGTCTGCAATCGCGCCAACCTCGTTTGAACGCGTGCCAGCGATGGCCACGCCACCACGATATACTATTACATTATTACCTACTACTGCCATATTTTCTTTTTTTTAGTAATCAAAAACGCTGCTGTGATGAAGTGTGAGCCTGTGGACATCATTCCACGGGTCAAAGCTACGAGCAATCATGCGCCACTTCACGCTGCTGCCCCATACCTCCATGCGGTTCAAGTAAAGCGTCTCGGGCGTCTGGTACGGCATCAGCACATCAATCTGCAACCTGTCCTGAACCGCCAGAAGATGGGGGTATTGTGGCCTGTTGCTTACTATCTGCGACGACATTGTTCCAGTGATGACGTTACCATCATCAACTATTTTATTTGATGTCATTATAGACAGCCAACAGCCCCTCATAATGCTTCCCTTTTGGTCGCTCGGACTACCTTCTATAATGTATGATTTCTCGTAGTCACTCTTGTTTTTGTCAAGATATTCATTGGAAGCCTTCTCGAAATTCAACAGCTCCACGTCACTAAATGAAATCAAATAGTCAATCGGAGCGTTTATCAGGTAGAAATCTATAACCAACGGATTAAGAACGTGCCCAGCAAATTCCACTTCGCAATCTTCCTGGCCTGAAGTCCACGTCTTACTATAACCGTTATATCCTGCCAATGGCAGCCATGATAAAGACTGCACACTATAGTACTGGTTGCCGGACTTGAGCAGCACGCCGATAGAAATGCTTTGGCCTGTCGGAAACTGGTTCGTCATGTTTTCGATGTCTTCGCCAAACTTGAATTTGAAGCGAAGACGTGACGAATTGCCAATCCACTCAAAAAATGTATAAGAACCTATCTTTACAGGCATTTCCCCTTCGCCACGCTGATAAAGGATCATTTCAGAAAGTCCGCCGCTGCCGTAAGCGCCGAGAACTGACTTGTTGTAAGCCGTCAGCTTTCCATCGGCATCAATGCCTATGTTTGTTTCAAATGTGCCGTCAAAGTCGGAAATGTTTGGCGAGTTTGTGCAGAATTCGTTATCTTCTACAAGGCAACTCTGCGCATATCCTTTGCAGCGGTTAAAGGTCATCTTCGGCACATTCTCTGTTCCTTCGAAGGTGACTTCTATCTCTGACAGCGGCATAACCATCGACTCCCTTCCTTCTGCCGAGGCAACCGTGGCGACAGATGTCATGTCTGTCACGCTCTGGCTTGAGGCTATAAAATTATTAGGAAAGGTGTATTTTACATTTTTTCCCTGATAGTCGAGCCTCTGAAAGAGTGGAGCACCAGGAATATCATGGAGGATTAGCCCGAATCCCGTGCAAAGCATTCTCAATGCCTCTTCAGCCGTTTTCGTCTGATATATTCCTGTCAGGTCGCCACTTGATGCCCGTTTGTAGTATTTCCCCTCAAACGGGCAAATGGTTAGGCTGTTCAGGTAGAGATTCTTTGTCACGCTCACGCTGTCGTCGGTGATGAACGCCGGGAAATAATAGCCTGTGTAGCCGGCATCCAACAAACTAAGCGAATAATATATGATGGTGTGTAGGCTAACCCATCGTGGAGGGTTGAAGTCTGTGAAGTCAAACTTCACCCCGCTGGCAAGACCCAGCGGAGAAATGACGGGCAACTCTATCTCTCGCGGGCCGCCAACCCATGCACGGTCGAACGACTGCGCTTGGATGAATCCCGTGAAGTCAAGAGTGGTACCGTAGTAAAATTCCACGTATCTGTCCGTGTTCACGGATGGGTATATTTCATCCAAAGAACCATACGTCTCTTCAATCAGACGGAGGTAGCCGGTGCGATAGCGGATGACATTGTTGAGCAAGTCTTCGTCGTCACCCTCGCTGTAGGCAAACGGATTGGCGGCGGCCACTCCTGGGGTGGTCGGGTTGTTTGCTGACAATTCAATCACGTCCGAACCCGTATAGCCTCGCTTATAGATGTCAACCCGGCAGCTCGTGCCATTAAGCGACACGAACGGTATCGTCCATCGTTTATTGCCTAATGCCCATGCCATACTATCTGAAATTAGTGGTTACATACTCGCCGCGACCTGTCCGACGGCCATTGCTGTTAAGCACCAACCGCAGCTGCTCGCCAGTGACGACAGCCGTCAGTTGCATCCTTCCCAATCCTCCAGCAAGCTGGCTGGCAAGATTACCCTGCTGCGCCTTGTTCAATATGAGTTCACCGCTCGACAGCCCATAGTTGGCTGTCGATAACTGGTCGTTGTAGTAATTGCCCGGTATGATGCCGCCCTCGGCAAAGCCTCCCTTGGTGATGCCCTTGATGGTCGATGTGGTGCTGAGCAAGGTCGCCAATCCCGTTGCGCCGAACGCCAGCCAAGCGACAGGGCCGAGTTTTGCCGCCTGCGCCACGGCCTCTGCATACGATAGGGCGAGTGTGGCCACGGCCTGCATCAACGTTCCAGCTACACGAGCCGTCGGGTCTTCAAGTCCGGCCAACGCTCCTCCAACTGTCGAGATGCTGCTGGCCACCAAGTTCCACGTGGCACTCATTCGCGCTGCCTCGTCTTCGAGGTTCTTCATGCGGATATAGTTCTCCTCAAAGAAATTTTTGTTTGCCTCAATCACCGAATCCGGGATGGTCAGCGCATCGGCAATAGAACCCGTCATTCCCTCGCCAATGCCGGCCATCTGAAGCAACGGCATGACAAATTCTTTGTTGCTTCCACCGCCACCCTTTGCTCCACCGCCGGAACCACCACCTTCCACTCTATTAATTCCTCGATAGGACTGAGCCACCATACCATAATAGCGACTCTCTGCGGAAGAACGTTTCTGGATTTCCTGAAGGATTTGCTGGTATAGCTTTCCGTCGTCTTTAAATATACTCCATGCCTGAAACTCGGCATAGGGGTTGGTTGTGTCTAATCTTGTAGAGCCTGTGTTATAACTCAGTAATGCTTTTTTTTCGAGATTCTTTTCATAATCCCGATATTTAGCAGCACCTTCCAATCGACGGTTAAATTCATCCATGTTGGAAGTACCAGCGAGAAAATCGGCACGGCTCATGCCAAGTATTGAGGCCTGTTTGTCATATAGAGCGTTTATGGCAATCGTTGCGGCATTGACTTCACCACTGATTATATTTCTCTCATCCTCCAGAAGTTTTTTTAACGCATCGGATACTTGCTGCTTCTGAGTGGCTGTAAGTAATTCTCCGTTTGTTCCGAAAGACTGACCTCCAGTCAGCGAATCAATCGCGCGGCCTGTACGAAGCATGGTTTGAAGTCGCGTGATTTCAGTCTGACGTTGAGCAGTTCCAGGAGAATTGATGTTCTTCATTGTCTGGAGGTAGTCGAGTGCGTCGTAAGCATCTCTCGCTGCCTTGATAATGCTGTTTATATTTTTGAGATAGCCGCTGATATCCCCCGAGTTTAATGCCGTCAGGAATCCTTCATAAACTGACTGTGCAGCCGCTGTCGTTCTGCCCCATTCGTCAATGAGCCTTTCGTTCGCCTTGAACGCATCACCTGCGACTTTAACTGCGGTTGTTACTGCTCCAATAGCAAGTCCCATCGCAGAGAACTTCTTTACATCAACGCCCATGCTGCGCGTGAAGTCGTTGAAGGTCTTCTGAGCCTTCTTTATATTCCTTTCGTAGTCGTTGGTATTGGCCTCTAATTTGATTATGCTTTTTGCATTTGCCATAGTCCTATTGTTTCATTTCTTCATTATAAGCTGTCTCAAACTCTTCAGCGAAAGCGTCCGCGATTATGTGCGCGGCTGAATCCATGTATCGCGTGGCGTTCGTCTCAAAGGTTCCACGTTTCTCTATGTGGCCGCGATTTCCAGTATTGATGGTTTTGCCATATTTTTGCAAGTCGCCACCTTGCGAACCTCTGTGTACGCTTTCGCGGCTTGTATCTTCCTCGAATTTAATGCCACGCTCCACCGTTCCGGAATTAAGGAATCGAAGGATAAAACCACGGTCTTTGCCCAAATAGGTGTTAAGACGATATGCGTTGGTGCTGGTGTCAACCTTTCGACGGTTGCCTCCGCGCTGCCCGGCCCGAAGCGTTCCAGGCTGAATGAGTATTCCACGAGCACCAGCCTTACGCGACGACAGGATGGACGTATTACCACCGAGCACCTTGCGATAAACTGTATATCTAACTCCGAGGTATGCCTTGCGGGGGTCGTTATTAATTGCGGTGCGCTCATCCTCAGTGAGGTTCTTGCGGACTTTCTTCAGCTCCTCGCGTATGACCGCCTTCAGCCGCTTGCGCGTCTCAGGATCGCTCGCAAGCAGCCTCGCCATTGCCCTCCGATGCTGCTCAATCAATGCCTCGTTGACCTCAACGGAAACCATGTCGCCGCCACCGCCGGCGCCACCGGCACCCGCTCGCGCCCCAGCGCTCATTCCGTTCACATATTCCGACAGCCGTCCCATTCTCTTGCTTGACTCTATACAATAAACCCCCGAAACATCGTCGGGGGTTTACCTTGTAAGTCAAAAGAAGTTTTTACGACTTTTATTCGGTCAACTTGTGGAAGTACTCAACCACCTTCGGCCACGCCATCCAACCTACAGCCGCCACGCCGACGGCAATCAGGTACGCACCACTATGCAGGCAGTACCCCACGCCCACGATAACTCCGAGGGCGTAAAGGCACATCATTAAGAAATACACAATCTTTTTCATAATCACTTAGTCTTTAACACAATGTAATTAGCATCATCTGTAGCATAGCTGACAAAGAATTTTCCATTTTGGATAGTATCTGTAAGCAAAGTTGTATTATCAGTTTTTTCTACAACCTGAAGAGATAAACCTTCCATAAAGTCAGGCACGTTTATAGCCTGTTTCATTGCAACTTGCTGGCAATGGCAATAAATGACATATTGATTTCCATCCTTATACCAATAAACTTGTCCGACGTTTTCAGCAGGGTCAAAATAACTTACATAATAATTTATCTCCTTAAAAAAAGTGTTTGGTAGATAATAATCATTATCAGCATAAGGAGAAGTATTAAACGCCATTACATAAAATTTATTTGTATTGCTCGGTGAAAATAGTAATACTCTATAATGGTCATTTGAACTTCCTTGTAGACACATCTGATTCCTCTTGTCAGGGACTGTATCTCCAGATACAAGACTTAATCCAGCGGACATTCCTACAAGATAAGTGTTATTTAATGGGTCATAAAGAAATCCTATTTGTCTGTCTGGAATATCATTTACATTGCGAAGGTCATTTTCCGTTCTATAAAAACTATATTCAGGGAAACCAGAAGTTGAATTAAATGGCTTTTCTAAATTTATATTATCTTTTTCCTTAACTTTTGGAAGGATGAACATAGCTTTATAAGCTCCATTATCAAGGAAGAACTGCTGCTGTGTAGCACCGTATCCTTGACACTCTATTTCTCGACGTATATCAATAGTTGTATTTATACAGCATTGTGCTCCTTTATAATTAAAACTATAAGTAAATACAGCCATAACTTCAGCGCCTGTTAAATTTGGCTTACCATTTATTCCTCCAAACCAGTCTTGAACCGTAGATGGGTCATAGCCTATCTGTGTTTCAGAAACACTTAATTCTCCACAATAATATGTACCTTCTTGTGTTACTGGTTTCCCATCAAGTAAAAACACTCTGTCACTATTCGTCATAACAGGTCTAAGTTGAGTTTGACTTATAGATGGAATGCTTATTGTGTCGGTAAATGTGCCACCACTAATATGGGATAAATAGGTAATAGTAGTAGATGTTACAGTAGAATGCCAATCTCTGACAATATGCCCTCCTGATTCATAGAATACGGGAAGCAGATAAACATAAGAACTTGTAACTTTACCAATATTGTAACGTCTTCCTAATTGGTCTTCCCATAATGCGCCTAAATCAGAAGCTGCAAAGACTCCAGTATTTGCAAAATAAGGTATGGGATAGCCGTGTTGAGCAAACAAGTGCCAATATTGCGTTGCAGAAAATAACGGAGCTGTACTATCTGTATGTGAAGACACAAGATAAGTTGATGTCATTAACTGACCATCCGTTGAGGTATTCGGGCCAATATAGGTTGAATTAAATGATAGAATGCCATTATCATTAATTCTATGGGTTATTATTATATCTTTTGTCGAATTATATTTTGCTCGTATATAAAAAGGCATGCCAGAGCTATTTCCAATATTAGCAATGACAACCTTCATTGAAGTGTCAACCGATATATTTTTGACTTCTTGATTTATTTCCACAAGCGAAATAAATTCTTGAGAATAATCCTTAAAACTAAAATCAGATTCTTGTGATAAGATATAATTGCAATATACAACAGTAGCTGATGTGGGAGCTATTACTTTTTCATTTATAGCAGAAGATGGACCCATCAAAGATTTTGATGATAAAACAGTACCTTCACTATCCTCAAAAACATAAACAGGAAAATTCCATTGGTCATTAGGAAGATTATAAGAAATGCCATAAACAGTTCCTTCAGTAACAGAATACTTCTTATAGCCCATAAGAGCCAACTCAGCCACTGTGCCATTTGCTCTTATCCATCTTCCTGAAACAACTTCTATTGGACTTATAGTTGTATAATTATCAACATAGAAACGAGAGTTTATATCATTGGCCAATATTTCTGTATCAGCAACAAAACAATCATCACCAAGAGTAATTTCTTCAAAAACAATAGAATTTAAATATCCAGGTGTATTATATGCTTGAATTTTAATGGTGCTACAATTTGAAGGAACACTTAATATATAAGGAGTGCTCTGATTGTATGGCCCCACAGCATATTGTAAATCTTCTTCAAGACAAATCAATTCTTCATTGGATGTCCAATAAGATACAATAGGAATATTAAAACCTCCAGGAATTATATTGCCCTTAAATCTATAGTATTTACTATTGTCTATATTATCAAAAACAGCTATAGACATAGAAGAATGTGTTTTATAATCACCGTTGTTTCTGAAATATTTTCCTGTAATAATAGATGCTGGTGTTTTAGTTTCCGTACTATAATGCCTAAGTAGTGCTTTATTCGCCTTAATTCTATCTATAGAATTTTGTTTAACATCCGAAAGATATTTTAAATCTACTTTAGACGCAGGCCTTTGTAAATTATTTGTTGCATATAAAGCTAACTGATAGTTACAAATAGCCTTTACTGCACCAGAAGGAGCATTCACAATTTCAGTTCCTGATACAGGTCCATTCTTGCTTAAATATGAAATTATATTATCAGAATCGTCTTCAAAAAGGATGATAGGAAACACATAACCATTTCCAACATTATATTCAACCCTTAATGTTTCATTGGCTGTAACGGTATACTCCTTATAACCCATAGTATCACTTACTACCGTACTGCCAGAACCATTTATAAAGCTACCTTCTGTAAATGAATCTGCTAAAACATTATAATATACATCAAAAGCCTGTTCAAGAAAATCTGTTCTTGATGCAACTCCCGATATTTTTTCATTTAATTCTTTAGAAGCGATTCTGCTGTTACCAGCAGTCAACTCATTTAATTTTACTGAATTTATCCAATTTTCTATATTAGCACATTGTATTCTTATTTCATCACAATTCAAAGGAACTGTCAACTCAGCTGTATTTTCTTGAGTATACCTACCTGCTTTATAATAAGCACTATCATAGCCTATATATTTAGAATTTTCCCAATAAGTTACAACAGGCATTGTGCTATATCCCGCTGTAGGAAAAATATCTCCGGAAAAACTATATCCTTTTATTTTTGGAGTAATTCCAGAATAAACAATGTATGCAATTCCACTTGCCGTAACAATAGTTCCATCTCTACGGATAAGTTTGCCAGTTACAATAGAACTTGACGACTTAGTGGATGAAGTAAAATCAGACAGAAACATTCTATTTAATAATGTTTCAGGATTATAATAAAATTCATCGTCTGCATCACTCCATTGTATTGAGGCATTCTGAGGCTCAAATAAAGCATGCTGTTCCTTGGTATAAGACACACCTATATACTTCAATCCAGGATAAAGGGTCAAGTCTGCTGGTGGGGTATCCCAAGAAAAGAATAGACAATTTGAAGACTCCCAAACTCCAAACTCTGCCATTCCTACCCAATAGCAATAATGTTCAGTCATGAATAGACCTGGTATTGATATACGCTTAGATTTGCCATCATAACGAATAACAAGCGAGTCTCTTGCAATGCTTGAATTAAGTGAAAATATACTATGTTCAGGGTCATAAGAAAATGCCCCACTCTCTATGAAAACAGGGGATAAAGTAGAATTTTTTACAAACTCATCAAAAACGGCCTTACTTTTAATTAAATTATCGCTGTTATAAGTAGGAACATCATCTATTGCATTATCATAAGTTGCCATTGTAAGAACTCTGCCAACTTGTGTATCTGGGTCAACGTAATACATCTTATCTGAATAGCTCACATCACCAGCTACACGATAGATAACTTGTTCTGAAAGGCTTCCATTATCAGGAAATCCAGGAGCCTCTTCAAGTGCTTCCCAATCTTCAGCAGACATGGGAGTAACGCCACTCTGCACCAAGTTTTCATACAACTGTTGGAGCGCACCATCATAATAAGCCCTTGCTCCAGCTTCTTCTAAAATCTTATATTCTAACTTTCCTAAAGTATTATAATCATTAGATGCGTTGCCAATAATCTCAGACTTGGCGTTATTAATTCGTTGGTCCACACTTCCACCAGAACCTACTGCTTCATCAAGAGTATCAATACGTTCAGATAATGCTGTGTCAGCTTTCTGTCTTGCTTCGTTTTCAGAATCGACAGCGGCGGACACAGCCGACGCAATTCGCTCATCAATAGTTCCTCCTTCACCTACGACTGATTCAAGATCGTCAATACGAGAAGCCAATGTCACGTCAGCCTCTTCACGATTTGCGGCTTCTTGGCTGATAGCCTCTTCGTTTGGAAATACTTTGTCAAGCCTGGCCTGGACTTCGGGGCCAGTGTTGTTCAAATCATAATTTATTGCCATATTCTTTTAGTTTAATTGGTGTTTACGAACCCTTAACTGATGACCTTCGCTGTCAAGGATGGGTTCTTTATCCTTTGTGCGAAGGTTAAGGTAAAGCGTGTTTGCGTCGCTACGGAACACGCGGGCATAGGTGACAAATCCGTTCGGATTGCCATTCATGCAGCATCGCTGGAACTTAGGCGACGGCACGGTTGCCACAAAGCACAGCCATTGTCTGTCCACCTCTTCATGTGTCTGGTCGGAAATGTCCGTGTCCGGCACGAAATAGTGGCACTCGGCTTCGATCTGGCCGGCCATGTCGTCGGTGTCGAAGGTGAAGAACCAGTTGCCGTCCTCGTCGGCGAACATCTGCGACTTCAGGATTTCCTCTTTTTGGTTGAGGAACCCCCAGCGTAGGATGATGTAGAAGTCATCCACGGCCATGTCGAAGTCGTCATGGGCAATCGTTATCTGATATTTGCCCACTTCGCCTCGCTGTAATACATTATCTTGACTCATATCTCGTTTTTTCTTTTCGCTTAAATTCGTGTCACGGGTTTACCCGATGGAAATATAAATGTCGCCCTTTGCATTCGTCAGCCGCTCGTAGAGCTTGCGGAATGTGGCAGCACTCTCCAGCACCTTGCCGACCTTCGTATTGCGGCCAACGAGGATGCAGCCCTCGGTGTCCTTGGCCGTATTGCCGATGTGGATCAGCACGCCCTCGAAGGCAGGCACATTGATGAGCCTGGGAAGGTAGCCGTCGCAGAACTGGTATTGCTTCCTGTCCTTGAACTTCGGCGACTGCATCAGCAGCGTCACTCGGTAGCGACCAGTGGGGATGGCCGTGGCTCCGGCCTTCTTTTTCGCCTTGTTCACGCTGGCAGGGAGCGACTGCTTCAGTCCACGGTCGGTATCCTCGAGCGTGTCGCAGAAGTACTGGCCGTCGATGCTGAGCCGTCCGATGGTGTAGGTCTCTCGGCGGGCGATGCGTTTAAGTTTGAGTTCCATCGGCCTTGCTCTTTTTCGTTGTTCGCGTCCGCGATTCACCGATGTCAGATGCTGCCACCGGCCTGCGGTTCTTGCAATCGGTGTCGCCGCACAGGAATGGCCGCATGCACTCCAGCTGCCGTCCGTTGCGTGCCACGTCAATCTTCAGCGTGCGGACGGTTTCTTCAAGGTCATCCTGGCGCTTGCGCAGTTCGTCACGTTCCTGGCGGAGATGCCGTCGGTCGTCTTTCAGCTCGGCGATGTACTGCTTCTGCTCATCTCTGTCGGTCTTGATGTCGGCCACAAGGCTTTGATAGACATCCTGCAACTCTTTCGCCGCGTTCGCCTCGGCACCGACGGCTTCGGCCTTGGCTTTCTTGCGCTGGTAGCGCCACGTGAAAAATGCACCACCACCTCCGCCTATAAACAGGCCGGCGACAGCAACGATTGTGTCAATGCTTAACTCCATATTCTCACAAACATTTTACCTTCGTCTCAAACACGCGCATGGGTTTACCAAACAAAAAAACGAGGGCGCAGAAGCGCCCCCGACGAGAACTACCATTTTCGTGACCTCACGAAAATGGTTTACTTTCGTTTCAGCCGCCAGACCGCGAAGGCTGCGGCCCCTATGAGCAAGGCGAACAGCAGCTCACCGGAATGGATGCGAGTCTGCTGCCACCACGTCAACCGGCGCGGCACTTCCACTTGCACCTCCACAGGCACACTCACTGTGTCCGTCTGATGCTCAATGAGCGTGTCCGTCCGCAACCGCTCCACGTACTTAGTGTGCCAGCGCTCAATCCACACTGTGTCGTCCCTATCCTTAATATAGATGGAGTCATGGACGTTGATGCTGTCGCGCTGGTGCGTGGCGACGTAGAGCGTGTCGGTATGGGTTACGGGGACGGTGACATACTTCGTCGTGGTGCAAGCAGTCAGAAGCACCAGGCAGACCGCCAGTATTACTGACCACAAAATAATTAATAGCCTTTTCATCGAATGTCGCAAAGATTGTCGAAGCCACGCTCCAGTTCTTGTTCAACGTCATTGATGGCTGCAACAATGTTCGCGTCAGAGAATCCTTCATCGAACTTCCCATAGAGAGAACTTTTTTCAAACTCATCGGCCAGCCGGTCGGCTGTTCTTACAATGTCGATTTCAGTAAATCCATAGGGAAAACACTTGGAATTACCTGCCAATGCAATGGCTACTCTCTGTGTGAATTCTGCTTTTGTCATTTTTCTTCAGTTTTTAATTGTTGTTTTAATCGTTTTGTTTCCCATGCCTTCAGCGCCCGTTGGCGGGCAGCTTCGGGATGGTTCATAAAGTATCGGTGTGTTCCGGCTATTGACCGCGCCCGTGCCTCGGGCGATAAGTTTGGGCCACCGCGACGAAAACCTTCGGAACGCTGCTTCGTACCCGTGCCCCATCGCCCAGGGTAGCCGAGTTTTTTGTTTCGGCTCGATGCAAACAGCAGGCTCTGCCGATGGAGGTTGGCAAGCCACTCTTTGTCCTTCGCCAGCCCCAGTTCCTTTGCCTTCTTTCTGACCGCCTGCTCACCCATCCCCAGCCACTCGCAGAGGTCTTCGTTCTTGGTGGTGGCGTAGTTGCGGCGGAGGTAGGTAATCATGGCCGGACTCCAGTAATACCCGAGCGATGCGCCTTTTCTTACCATCGTCCGGCCATGTTCCTCGCTGTAAAAGATTCTTTCAGTCATGGATTAAAGATTCTACCAGATTCGTAACTAAACACCGGCTTACAAGCTAACCGTGCGATATTGCGTGCTTGTTCATCGTTACTCTCATAGAATAGCTTAGCCCATGTGATTTCTGTATATATCATAGCCTTGAACTTATAGGGAGGGCACGTTCTGTTTCGTTCTTCTGGCGTTTCCGCTGGGTACATTATCAAATGGTCATAGTTAATACCCATTCGTTTTAGCCATTCCTCAGTAACATCGCGGTACTTCTCCAGCCGATAGGTCACTATGGCACCAATCCGTGTGGTGGGGATTACCATCGGCACCGGGTCGCGCAGATAGGCCTCATATTGTTCTTTGTAGCAATCCCAGGGAGGCTCTTTGCACAGCAGGCCGTCAATGTCCCACATGGTATGTTCTGTTAGTGTCTCGTAATGATGGAGAATGTTCCATTCATAGGCCACAGGCTGGTTGCCCTCCACGTCGTCGAAGTAGATGTCAACAAGTTTGCGTGACTTCTCGCCACAGGTGTAGATGCAACCGAAGACGAACGTGTAGCGGTAGGCCAACGGTGCCAACCGCGCACGCACGTCCGTCATCGCCCGACCGTAGAACACCGTGTCGTCCAGCACCAGCACCTTGCGGATGTCGCTTTTTGGCATCAGGCCGCTACGCCCTCCACACTCCATCGTTCGGCCTGCCATGAAGGTCTCCACGTCGGCCACGGGCTTTTGCGTGAGTTCCGAGAGCATCAGCGCGGCAATCATGCCGCTTCGCGGAACACCAACAATCAAATCCACATCCGATGGCACCTTCCACACATTGCGACGAATCGTCGTCGCAATGTCATCGTAAGTTATTAGTCGCATATTCTTTTTGTCTTATTTTGTATAGAACATGTCGCTAAACTCCCTGGGCACGATGCAATCCACCTCGAATGGCAAGGCCTTGCGGATGGTATCGCGGCTTTCGTCCTTTGCTTTGAAGCCTTCCTCCTTCACTCGATCGGCTTTCATGATGTCAAGCAGAAGGGCAATGCGCTCCTTTGCCTGGCCTACGTCCTTGGCCGCGATGATGTAGTACGTGTCGTAGTGCTTTAGTTGTAGGTTTCCGGCGATATACTCCGTTCGAACTTGAACCTTGAAGTAGTCCTTTCGTTCGTCGGCTGGTGTGCGGTCGGATTCGGGGATGCAAGCGTGGTCGTCGGGAACGAGTACCGCGTCTAACGTCACCACTCGCGTTGCACGGATGGAACCCTCGAAGCCTCTATACATCTGCCCGAACTCTGCGGCTATCTGGATAGCCTGCGGGATGGTCTGGGCACGCACGGCAAAGTGGTTTTTGATTACGGTGTCCACATAGAAGACGGGAATCTCCACCATGAAGTTCGTCTCGAAAGGCGGTGTGTAGAGTTCCATTTCTCGCACGTCGATCTCGCTCACCTCCACGTCAGCGATGTCGCCCGACTGGATGGCGAACTGAATCTCTGCCAGCTTATCCTGCCCGATGTAGCCGCGCTCAACGACTATCTGACTGCGCTCAATGCTGACTACCTTGCCCGTTCCTTCGTCAAGAAAGTCCTCGGTCCATGTTTTCACTGCATGCTTCGGCAGATATTTGCCGAGCATTTCCTTTGGGTCACTCGTTCGGAAGGTCACCACGTCCTGCGGTCGCTTCCATTCTTTTTTCTCTGTCATAGTTCTTAATTCCTAATTTTCTTTCTAAATAACCTTATTCTTTTGCTTTCTCTCTCACTTATAATAGAATCCAATTCCCGCACAAAGGTTTTTAAGGAACTGACTCTTGCGTCTCGAATTTTAGAGAGCGGAACAAGCATTTTATCGCACTCTTCTATTGTAACTCGAATATGCCTTTTACAATCCTCAAAATTATCCTTTAGGGATGTAGGTGGTATGTTGGATACCGATAGCGAGAACGAGTTGCCGTTTATTGTGACTGTCGTTTCTATCCAATGTGCGTATGCCATATCGTTTAATGTTTAATGTTCAATTAATGCAACTGCGATTCATATCGGAGATAGAGATCAATTGCCATAATAATGGATTGAATCATATCCACCTTGCAACTGTCAGCCTGGCTTCGTTTGATCGGACGTTTATTTGAACGTCCATCAATCTCCAAAGCACAATTCCCAAAACCCCAAGGCCAAAGAGGTGAGTTGCTAAACGATATGAACGGCACGGGCGCAAACATCGCTTGGTAGAGGTCGTCAGTCGGGGCATTGAACTCGGAATTGAGCTGACTCACCACTTGGATGTACGGCTCAGGATTGGCCACGCCCATGTTCGACTGAAGGAATGCCTTCAGCGAGTTGATGGGGTCTTTCGACTTGTACTTGTCATAGCCAAAGTACATGAACTGACAGCCGCGTGCCAGCAGGTCGCCCAGACGGGATATAAACAGCGAGGGTTGGAATATCTGCCCCTCCGATTTGTGCAACCACTTGTCAGCTATCCATTGTTCGTAGAGTGGTCGGATGCTCGATTGTATCATTGTCGATTCCTTCACCCAACAATCGCAGTCGGCAAAGAACTCGGTACCGCGCCCGCTGGGATGCTTCCTACAAGCGAGATATGCCGCCGTATGCAAGTCATCGCCCTGCGAGAAGTCCAAGCCGGTGAATATCACCCAACCTTTGTCCTTCGTGCAATCGTCTATCCGCATTTCCCGTTGCAATGGGCGCACCTGCTCGGCCTTGATCCAGTCCTTGACGCTCACGCCTTGCCACATATTAAAGTCCTTCGTCAGCACCTCCTGCTTGGTGTCCTCGGTGCCGGTGGCGGCATCATGGAGTCTATCTCTATAATATGTCGGTTGCACCGTAATGCCGATGCTTCGGTTGACTTTCTTAAATAGCTCCGTGTTGTCGAGTTTCGACAAATCATCGGTTATCTCCCATTTGTCAAGTTCCAACAAAAATGCACACCATTTATCTTCTGACGTGCGGATGCGCTGGCCGAGGGGGTACTGCATCTCGCCCAGCAGCGATGCTTCCACCTGCTCAATCTTCGTCTTGTACGGGCCTTCCTTGATGCGTCCGGCGGTGGTGGTGTGGAGCAGCAGCTTTTCACGTCGCGGACCGGTTGAGCCCCAACACGTATCGACTGCCGCCTGCATGTCGGAGTGGGCATTGACGTAGCCCGCCTGTCCGTGCTCGTCGGCATGAACGACGCTGGCGTAGAGTCCGTCCTTCGAGGTCTTGCCCGCTGCCATGCACTTTATTTCGCCCTTCATCGGGTGACCGGGCTGCCAGTTCAAGCCGTTTCTGGTCATACGAAAATACTTGCCGCCCATGCGGTTGGAGCACGTGGGATCGACTTGCATGGCAAACTCGCGGATGGCTTTGTAGGCTATCTGGCTCTGTTCGCTGGAGTTGGTGCAGATGAGTGCCTGACCGTTCACGTCGCCGAGGAATCCCACCTCGGTGAAGTCCACCGCGCCGCCCAGCTCCGTCTTGCCGCTCTTTCGGGTCAGGAACCAGTGCGCCTCTTGCGTGAGCCGTCGGGTGTCCCACACCATGCCGTCCTTCACCCATTCCGTAGGCAGCAGCATGTCGCCCTCGTGGTATTCGCGCTCCATGCTCACGTCCACCTTGAAGGCGTATATCTCGAAGATGAGCCACGCCTGGAACGGCATCAGCCGGACGTGCTGCGAGCCGCGAGGGGTCGAGAACTTCAGCCCGCCCTTTACGTGTCGCCCGTTCGCCCACTGTCCCTCGATGGCCCGCAGCGACCGCTTCACCCGTTCGGGGTCGAGGTCGTAGGAGTCCATCAGTCGCATTTCCTTGCGGATGCCCAGCAGCTCATAGAGGTTGGCGTGCGATCCCTCGTTGCTGATAGCGTCCTCGATGTAAATCATCAGTCGCTCGTCGATGCTGTTCAGCCTATTGGCATAAAGGGGCAGTGCCTCCCGAATGTCCGCGATGCACTGCGCCTTGATCTGTTTAAGTTCGTCGAAGTCTTGCATATTTTGGGTATAAAAAAGAGAGGCATTCCGTCGGGGAATGTCTCTCGATTGTTACGATGGTGATGATGTGCTCAGGTGAGCGTCTTCAGCGGTGCGAGGTCTGCCAGCCTTGGGTCAATGATGTCAACCGTCATGCCGAGGGCTTCGGCGATGGCTTGGATGGTTTCGAGCGTCACGGCGTATTTGCCGTTTTCGATACGTCCGACATGGGTACGCTGGAGTCCTGCCCGCTGTGCCAACTCTTCTTGCGACCATTCGCGCTGCTTGCGAAGTATGGCGATTCGTGCGCCAATGCGGTCGCGTAGTGCTTGTTTCTGTTCTTCTGTCATAGTTCCTTGATTTGTACGTCTGATGGTTCAACAATATATTGTCTGTGGTCACTCTCGTAGTCGTACCATTTCTGATAGCGGGCGCACACCTCCTCGGCCTTCTCCTTGGTGCCAAGGCTGATGATGAACCGACGGCCTTTGCTGACTTCCCAGATGTACCACCCGCAGTTTTCCGCTTTCCACATGTTGCGGTAGTCGGGGTCTATGATGTAGAGTTCGCCCTTGTCCCACACCTTGCGCCCTCCGTGGTAGCTGTCGTCGAACTTCTCCCAGCGGTTCAGCGCATCGTTGAACACCTCGAAGCCAACACGTCGCTCAAAGGTGGCGTTCTCGTCCATGAACTTGCGGGCTTCGGTGAATGTCATCATGCCGTCGAAGATTTCCTCTTTCGGGCAGTATCTCGAAATCTTGAAGTGATGTCTTTCTTCCATAATGCTTTTCGTGTTATGAGCAGTTGTTTCCGTTTTGGAAACAACCGCCCTGTTTTGTTATTATGCTGCCTTGTGGATGTACTTGTAGATGTCGTACTTGATAGTGCTCATGGTCTTCGGAGCGTCGAGATACTGATTGGTGCTGTAGAAGTAGCGGCTCTCTGTCATGCTGAATCCGTAGGCGGTCAGTTGGTTTTGCTCCTTGTCGCTCAGGATTTCCCAATAGAGCTTGAAGTCGTTGTTGTAGTCGTTGTACTTGTGGTAGAGGTTGTAGAGGTAGTCCATCTTCTTCATTTCCTCTTCCTGTGCCTTCTGCTCGGCCTGTGCCTTTGCTACGCGGGTCTTGTTCATCTTTACCCACATCTTGCAAAACTCGTCCTTGTCAAGATCGCTATTCATGTAAACCTCATGGATGGCGTTGAACTCGTTGTAGCTAACTTCTACGTTTGTTCTGTTGGTGAACTCTTGCTGTGTCATAATCTTGTGCCGCTTATAGGTTGCCGCCCTGTTCTAAATTGTTATTGTTTTATTTTCTTGATGCAAAGATACGACATTTATTTTAATTGTGCAAGTATTTACACAATTATTTTCAAGAAAAGTGTTATTATTTGCACTTTTTCCCGCTTTTTTGTGTAGTGATACCGCGTTTTGTAATCTCTGATGTTACAAATAGGGTATTTTTGTGCTATTACTTACACATGCCCTTTGGCTTCTTGCGCTCCGTAGGTGCTCAGGCGAGCAGAGCTCGGAGTCCGCCGCAATCCCGCTTGTCGGGATAGCTCAAATGTTCGAGATAGCGTCCTCCACATACGGCAGCAGTCGCGTGTCGATGCTGTTCAGTCGGTTCACGTAGTCGGGCAGTGCCTCGGTGATGTCCGCGAGACACTGCGCCTTGATTTGTTTGAGTTCGTCGAAGTCTTGCATAGATTTACGGGTTGTAATCTTTGAGAGCGTCGAGGAATTTCTTCTTCGACTTGTAGATGTTCGTGCCGATGCGCCAATGGCGATACGAGCGATATGGGCGACCGTCTTTGTAGATGGTGTGGTCGCACCAGCCGAGTCGGTTGTCCTCGCTGGCATAGGTCGAAGTGTGTTCGTCTTCCATGCTCATGTGAGCAACGAAGTGGAACTTCACCTTTTCAAGTTCTTCAATCGTCATGGCTTATAATTTTATATTCTCCGACTTCAAAGGCTCCCTCCGTAACGTCGAGGTCATCCCAATCTTCTTCGTGGTTCGTTCCGTTGCCGATTACCTTAACACGTAGGCTGTTCTTCTCGCGGTCGATACTGAGCACACGGAATGCCAGCGGATTCTTCACGCCTTTCCACGCTTGCTGGAATATGTCGCCAACTTGCAGCGTCACGCCCTTCTTTGGCTCGATAGGCTCTTTCGACCATGATAGTCTGCCGTTCTCTATCTGCTTGCGCAGTTTCATCTGCTTGTCGAGCATCAGCATGTTAATGGCTCGTGCTCCTATCTGTTGCACCACCATGCGGACACTTGCCGGTAGTTTCGACTGCTTGGCTTGAATCAGTATGTACTCGTCGGCATACTTCTCAGGCTCCACGAATGCGTTGCCAAACTTCTCTTCAACCAGTTCAAAGTTGTTCCGGCTGTTGTACCTTGCGCCATAGTGCTTGCGTTGATCTCGCAGAAACGCTTGCATCTCGTTCCATGCCTTCTTGATGTAAGGCAGTAGGTCTTCTTTCTTGATTGATACTGTTTCTTCTGTCATAGTTCCTTCAATTAAAAGAGAGCGGCCAAATGGTCGCCCTCAATCCGTTAAATCCGTGAAATCCGTGGTCTTATCCCTCCAGCTCGCCCGGACTGCCACCGCCCTGCTGGTTGCCGCCGTTGTTGTCGCCAGAGTTACCACCCTGTGCGGGTTCGTCGTCGTTGGGGATGGCTGTGTCGGTTGCCACCATCTTAACCTTTTGTGCCTGCTTGCTCAGTGCAAACTGCTTGCTGAACTTCACGCCGATTGTGGCACCAAGCACCCAATTAA